AAATAGCGTATTTACATATATATATGGAGCTGTTTTAAAAACCAGTAAAAAAGCCCTAACTTTTTTTTGTCAGGGCTTAAAATTTTAATTACAATGAATTTCGATCACGTATCATTTGAATGAATTTAGCGTCTTGAAGTTGTTTTCTTTTTCGAACCGATGGTTTTAAAAATTCTTTTCGATCTTTAGTTTGTTCTAAAATTTCTGAATTTTTAATTTTGCGCTTCCATGTTTTAAGAGCAAATGCTAAATCTTCACGTGCGGAACCTACTACGTTAACTGCTAATGGATTTCCTGGTACAATTGTTTGATGTTGTTTTTGTTTTTTGTTCATATAACGATATTAAATTTTCCTTATTGGTCTTGCTGGTAATTGTGGTTGTTCTGGTTGCGGTGTTGGTTGTTGTTCTCCGCGTACTTTAAATCTAAAATGTTTTAGTTCCGGCATTTGTGCTAAATATCCTTGAAGCTTTTGTGATTCAGTTCCAGGATCTTCTCCTAAACGAAAATAAAGATAAACTACCTTGCCTGTTTTTGCAATTTGTTTTTTAACCAAGGTAATTCCTTTTTTTGCAGCCCATTGTTGAATTTCGTTAGTAACTCTAATAGCATTTGCTGGATCGCGCATTACGAATTCTACTCCGCCTCTATAATCAGTTATGTTGTTAACTAGTTTTGCTTCATCAATATCTGATTCAGTCATTTTACTCATTAATTCTGCAGTTTTTTCTAATTCTTTATTATATGCAGCTAATTTAGTCGGATCATTTGGTAATGCTGTTTTCGGTTCAGATTGTTCTTTCAATCCGAAAAATTCTTTATATAATTTTTTAAATGTATTCATTACTTACCTATATTATAATAATTTTTTTTGCAAGATCCAAATTATCCGACATTAAAATAACGATTCAAATGTTGTCCAATGTTTTCATAACACAATGACATTCGTTCTTGTGCTTCTTTTAATTCTCGTGCCGATTGCTCAAAATCACGATAATCTTCAAACATTCTTTTGCTAATTTTTTTCATACCAACAATATTGTTGTCCTTATCACTCTCAGTCATAATACGATCTGCTCGGTCTACAATATTTTTAACTCGTTCAACAATTTCTTCAAGATCACCTTTTCCATATACAGATTCACCTAATGCTGAAAAGTTTGCTACTTCTTGCATAAATGCTCTTTTTTCGTCTTTAGACATTGGCATTGGTTGGTCTTCTAGAAGTGTTTCTAAAATAAATTTTAAGTTTGGTGTTCTCATTATATGATCCTACATTTTCCATCTTCGCATAAAATCGAAGTTATAAGGTTGTTTACTTTATTATATTTGTTTGCGGTATTCATTGTATCAATCGATTCGTGCATGTGCGTAGGCCGCATAAAAGCACCATGGGTAGAAGGATTTGACACGAAGTCCCAACATATCAATTCAAAATCTTCTTGAACTTCTACTGTTCCTTCGCTACGTAATTCTTTAACAGATCCTAAACCTCTTGAAGAAATACCTAATGTAATACCAGCTTTAAAAAGTTCTTTAAGAATTTTACCTGATGGTGTTTCTAAAATTTGAACTGCTCCTAACAAATCATCACCGGCCCACCAAATTTTTAAGATGTTATGTGATACATTGTTTAAGTTAACAATTGATGATTCTGGATGATCTAATTCACCTAAAGCTCTATGTTGATCAATGTATTCTTGTTGATATCGATTACATTCTCTCATCAATATATTTTTAGGATAAACACGTCCATTTTGATTTTTAGCGCCTGCTCTTTGTAAAACTCCCTGTACTACAAAACCACCTGGTATCCCATATGCTGCACCGCTATTCTCAGTTAACGAGTTATCAGGCTTAAATGGCATATATTCTACGATTAGTTGTTTTGACATATTACTCTCCCAATGATCTTACTCGCTCTGATATTTTTGTTAATCGTTCTGCTATTTTTACTAATGCTTTATCTGCTGATGAACCAATATTTGTTCTTGACAAACCAGATTCAGTTTTTAATCTCGAAGTATGATTAACTAACGTTTCAATTTCTTGAAGTTTTTTAGCTACCTCTTTAATTGTATTTTTTACTTTTTGTTCAGGTGTTGATTTAGAATCGCCTGTTGCAAATGTTCTATATGATTCAATAAGTTGTTCATATTTTCTATCCATTGCTTCAGCTACTTTAGATGAATGTTTTTTTGTTTCATCAGTTGTATTTGATGTACCATATTCTGACTCAGATGAAAAAGCAAATTTATCTGTTGCAAGTTCTTCATTAGATTCAGGAGTTTGATGTCCTGTTTCTTTCCATTTAAATGATGGTGGAGTATTAACAGATTCTTTAAAACGTTTCTTAATACGTTTCATTCCTAATACTTCAACCGTATCATCTCCAGCACCCATTTTACTAAATGCCATTGGTGTATTATATGAGCCTGCTGCTGCCGACGTACTAATTTCAGCAATGTCTTCTTCATCACATATACATTGGTCTACAGGACGATCGCATGCATCACAATAATTATTTTCAAGTTCTACAAACTTGCTTTCAATCTCTTTTAAGAATGACTTCATTAATGCATCTCCTTTAATTCGCGAACTAAATCAAAATATCGTAATAAAGAAAGTATATGAGATTCTTTGATTGTTTTCATGTTTTCAACAGTACATAACATTTCAGAAAGTTTTTGTACTTTGATTTGTGTTGCTTTATCGGTAATTTGTGTTGCCTGTGAAGCTAAATCTGTTTTAATACAAGGAATAATAATTTGTACATATTCTTTTAAAGCAGCAGTATCATTAACATTGGTAATATACTTGTTTAAAAGTTGTTTTTGTGATTCATCAAGTACTGAATATTTTTCATTGAATTTATCAACAAGTAATTTATATGTTAATAAACGAATGTCTTTAGGTTGTGATTCAAAACTTTCAAGTACTAAATCTTTTTCAATTTGTTTCTTTTCAGTTATAGTTCCATTTTGAATAATAACATTTTTACATTCTAAAAGTTGTTTCGGATTAGATGTTTCTTCATATTCAAAAATCATGTATATTGAAGCTAACGGTTTGTAATTTGAAATATGAATTTTAGACATATTCGCAAATACAAATTTTTCTGAAATTTCTTTAACAAGATTGTATCGTTGCCGTTTCAAAACACTTTGATTTAATTTATCATATGCTGATTTTACCGTACGGATATAATCTAATCCTTGTGCTTCACTTTTGAAATGTTCTTTTAATAATGCGTTATAAAGTTGTAATTCTTTTGATAATTCTGTATTTTTTCCAAAGTATTTTTTAATTATATCAACCGTTACAGTTTTATTCGAAGACAACGTTTCTGAAGTTAATTTACGCACTAACATTTCAAACAGAATACCAGTATTCTTATATTTTGAATGTTTTAATTTTTTCATAAGGTTTCAACCGTTTTTTATTTAATATAAATATAATGTTTTTTACAAAATGTTATTTTCGTCCAATATAGTACCCGTGTCTTGATCGTCATGACTCATTTTATTTGATTTCAATGATTCTAATAACATTGCAGGTTGTTTATTTTTCAGATATTTTAATATATTGTGATTTTCGGTAGCTACTGGTCTAACAGCTCTATCCCATCTAGCATCAGGTGTAAATGTAGTTGATTGATTATTAGCATTAAATGCTTGTTTTAATTCTTTTTTACCTGTCGGATCCCAACCAAATGCATTTTTATGTTGTTCTGGTTTAATTCCTTCAGGTGGACGGCCGCCTTTATCTTTTTCTTCAACTTCATTGCTTGACATATGAACTGTTGCTAAATCATGCGGCGTTCCAAATGATACTCCGGTAACTGCTGGGTCATTTCCTTCTTGTTCAATTTGATTTTGGCGGAAACGAAGTTTAAGATCTTCAACAACATCATTGCGTTCTTGAAGCCATTGGTCTTCTGACATATTGAAGATATATTCATATATGTATCGATCTGATAATAATTTTGAATCTTTCATTGCATTAGCTAATGTCATTTTTTCATTCATTAATGCAACTTTTTGTTGATCATAAATAATTGACGGCGATGTTAATTCTAATTCAAATCCAATTAAATCTGCTCCTTCAAATCCTTGTGCATATAAATGCACGATTGCAATCTTAGTTAATTCAGAACAAACAATTTTTTGAATGCGCTCAATTGTTCTAGCAAAACGAATATCCATTGATGCTAATGTAGTTTTACCTTCTACTCCCTCATCATATCCTAAAAACGGTTTAGGAATTTTAAGCGCAGCCATCATTTTGTTTCTGATATATTCAATATCATCCATACCAGTGAAAGTCATTCCAGGTAATGTATCAATTGATGTAGTTGATTGGCCTCCGCGGACCGGCAAGTAATAATCTTCTAACATGTTCGACAAGTTAAATTTAAGATTATAATTTCCCGTTGCTTGATCAATATGTGGAATTTTTTTCATTTTATTGATAATTGTTTCCATGAATGAATCAACTTCATTTGGCGGAATATTACCGATATCAATTTTAAAGATACGTTTTTCAGGTGCACGCATAATACGATGTATGAGCATTGCATCTTCCATCATCATTAATTTTTGGAATTCTTTACGTGCTCCTTCTAACATTGATCTACCATATGGTAAAAAGTTAGAATCTGATAACATTCGAAAATGTGCCATTTCAAACACATCAAAGTGAACATTTGGAGATCCTACGTGTTTAAATGTAATTTTATATTCTCCAGTTGCTTCATCATATTCTTCAAATCGTTCAATTTCATAGCTAGACATTGGTCGTGCATTCATTACGCCAATTTCTTCTGCAATATCTAATTTCAAAAAGAAATCACCATATTTTGTCATATTGCGAATCCAGGTCCATAAATTAAATTCAATATTTAAAATATCATAAAATAAGTTATAAAGTATTTTTTGAATTTGTGTGTTATCACTTTTAATTGTTAGTATGTCACCGAATTGATCTGCTAATGTAGATTCATCTGAATATATATCTAGTGCGGAACTAATAATAGGATCTTTATCCATCATTTCATAATCAGCATAAAGCTGCATACGATTCTGATGCATATAGTAATTGGAATCATATCCGCCCATACCGCCAACCATGTGCTTGTTAGCACCATGCATCCTAGTATAGCGGTCTGCTACTTTAGTTTGATTTAAATTACCAACCCCTTGTAAACGGTTAGTATCTACTACACGAAGTTTATCTTTGCCATAGGCACGAACAACGACGTTAGTACTAAATAGGTTTTGTAAACGTTTTCTTAAAGACGCCATAATATATTAATTTTATTATAAATATAACTAGTTACAGAAGCCAGGTTAAATTTTCGTTGTAATGGCCATTATTCCAATTCCAACCTTCTGGAGCATTGTTTGGTTTTCCTGTATAAATAACAGGTTCTGTAGTTTTTTGAAATTGAGACAATGTTCTTTTATTTAATTCAATTCCTTGTTGTCTTAATTTTAAAGTTGTGTCTCTTAACCATAACCCGATACAAAATGACATTACGAGGTCATCATTATATCCTTGTTGAGATTGTGCTTTTCCATTTAACCAAATAAATACAAACAATTCTTGTATTAATCGTTTGCTTCGAATAATTGGTGTGCGTTCTCGCATATACATTTCTAGTGATGATATCATTAATGGTCTAGTACGTGTTGTAGTTGATACTCCAGGAACCATTTGGCTCTTATCTTTCATATCATAACCTTTTTTCAATTGTACATCTGTATCAACGTATCCATCATCTTTATATGTATAAAATAAATTTTCATATCCTCGATCTAATGCTGGTTGTATTGCGGCCCATCCAATATTTGCATTTTCAATTGCTAGCAATGCATTGTTCCACTCTGTTGCAACCGTTACTAACATGTTACCAAAATCCTTAGGAGGTATTTTGCCTTTATATTCTGCAACCTGTCGTACATCTTGTGCATCAATTACATGAAATGCGGACCAGTCAGCGCTATCGCCTCGTGCAACGTCAGCTACTACTATGTAATCGCGATCGTAATTTGGATATTCCCAAACCCAATAACCATTATCAAATCCTCGTTTTTCAATTGGCTCTTGACACTGTGTTTCATATTCTAATAATATAGAACCATCAATTACAGTATGTCCTGATGATACGAAGTCACAATCACATTCTTGAGCAGCACCACGCTCACCCAATAATTGAGTTTGTTGATCTCGCCAGTCTTGATCGCGTTCGGGGTGTACTGTCCAATGCAGTTTAACTGTATGGAATCCGTTTATTTTTGATTCAGCATCAGCCCATGTTTGATGAAACCAATTACCAACACCATTCGGAGTAGATAATA